CATTAAACAACGAAACAAGCGTAACTATCTGATTCCGAAGTACCATAGCCCCAAGCCTGCCGCTGGGCTGGTGCTGGTCTGCTCCTGCGTAGGGGCTGGGTAGCCCCTGCCTTGCTCTTTGCGCGATTTTCCGCCGTAAAATAGTGTTGTTTAGTGTTTTTGCAGTATATTTGCAACGTTTCCGGGGAGAAATCCGGGGACGCTTGTAAAAGCGTATAGGAATCCGCATTTGAAAATCGCCAATTTTCCAAACCGAAAGGATAGCCTATTAACGCTCGCTGGCTGTATATCCATTTTCGATATATCGCTAAGCGTGGGTTATAGTCTACTTTCGGTAGGTGTTTGGCGATACCTCAAATGCGTAGACCAATAAGGCCCACGCTTTTTTTTGTTTTTGTAATGCCTGTTCGGGTTCTTGGGGCGCAAAACAACTACCCAAATGAAGAAGTATTTATTTGTATTGCTGGTGTGTGTAATGGCCTTTGCTGGGTGCGAACAGAATTATACCATGAAATTTAGCAACCCACAACAACAAAATTTCGATGATTTCTTAGCGCAAAAGCGAAAAGAAACTTATCAACAAAATAATGATATTCAACGAAAGGAATTTTATGCCAAATTTGAAAAAGCCTTATATAATTATGTTGATACGTGCGGTTTATTTGTTAATTGGAAAGGTGTAATATCCGATATTGAAACCGAAGAAAGCGGCAAAACAACTGCTTTGAAATTCACAATTACATATAAACCCGAGAAATATAGAGAAGTAAAATTTCATTGCACGCATTTAATTGAAACAAAAAATCTTAATAGCGACTATATCTATAACATGGTTAAGAATATGCCGAACTATATGGTAGTTTATTTTGATGGATTCATAAGGACCAAGAATAGCGGGGAAGTGTATTATAAATATAATTTCGATAAAAACTTACATATACCTTATCCCGATTATGAATTTTGGCCTATCGAAATAGGCCCGGAAGAACGAAACAATACCTTACCCACTAACTTAAATAAAGCTGTCAATATATGTTATGATGTAGTAGAACCTTTACGGCGTAATTATTTAGGCGAAATAACAAAAGAACAAAGCGATAGCCTATATAACCTTGTGGCCCCTAAATTCAAAGAAGCCAAAAGCCAATTAACCGAGGAAGAAAACGGCTATATTTCCCGCCTTACAACTGCTTTAACGTATAATTATCTATATGGTGGTAATAATTAAATAATCCCTATGTTCTGTAAGAAGTGCGGCGTAGAACTCGCCGAAGATGCCGTTTTCTGCCCCAAATGCGGACAAAAGCAAGTAGAAGAATCCCAACCTACCCCGGAAGGGCCGAAAGAAGAAAAAATTACCACACAAGACGCGGTTAGCGGCGGTTTGGGTATAATCCAAATTATCGTAGCTATTGCCTTGGTCGTGGTTGGCTTTTCTGCTCTACTATCTACATGTAGCTAAGGGGAAGCAGAAACGGCTCTATTTCCGTTTATCTCTTTCGTTGGGTACCAGCCTATAACCCTGCGGAATTGAAGGCCGCAAAATCGAATTTCGGGAAAAATAATGAAGGAGTAGCGCCGCGCTACTCCTTCCTTTGAATAACTTACGCTGTCGGCCGACGTCTGTCTTAAATGCGTATCGGGGTTGCTCTCTAATTATAAATTAGCATATCGGCCACCCTTAAAATCCAAAGTCAAATATACGTTATTTTTCGTCGTCTTCCGCCGCCATTGCGTCGGTTTCTGCCTGCCAACGGTCAATAGCGGCCGCGTTCCGCTCGTAAAACTTTTGCCGCTCTGCTTCCGGTGTATGCGCCCAATCCTTTATAGCCTGTGTAAACGGGTTCTTCGGGTCAAGGGCTTTTAATTTCTCTTCGTCTGTCATAATTCCCGCATTTTAACGTAAATAGTGCCGAACAAATCCGTATCGGTGCTTACTATCTTAAACTTGGTACCGTTAGTAAATAATACTTCCTGCTGGTCTTCGGTAGCAAATTTACCGTTAAATTCCGAAATATCGGATATGTCGCGGCCGTTTTTACTCTGAATCTCAAAAAGTATCCGTACTTCCGACTTCTTCAAATTCCGGTAGCTGGCAAATCGCCAAGCTACGGCCGGGGTCTTCGTCGATGAAGTGAAAATAGCGTGTTGTACTTCGTCTTTACCGGCGTAAAGGCGTTCGTAATCCTTCCGCCTCATAATCGCGCCCCGGTAGACGGTTCCCCGATACTTCGGCAATTCCTCCAACGCCTTAGCCATAAGGGAAGCCGAAGCCTTGTTAAAGTCGGTAAGGGTGCCTTTATCCAACTGCTTATTAAGCTGCCGGTAGTTCCCGCCTTGCTGGGTGTAGTGATGAAGGGCCGCAAGTTCTGTATTCTGAATATCCGGGTAAAGCGTACTAAGCAATTGCGTAGCCCGTTCCATTGCGTCGGCCGTGCTTCTTGCCCTCGTAAACTTCCGTTCTTCGTCGGTATAGGTGTTTACCGGCAAGGTGCCGATACTTTTCCGGTTATCCCGAACAAAGTACGGTAAAGTCTTCCAACCTTTCGAGCGTTCCTCGTTTTTGGCTATCCAATCGGTCAAGGCTTTCGGAACCTGCGTTACGGTGCGCTGGGGGTTCGGTTTCCAATCCTTCAACTTTCCGGCCTTACGTGCCCTTATTCGTTCCCTAAAATCGCCTTCCGAAATAAAGATAGGCACCATTTCGCAACGGCAATGCGGATGCCAACCCGTCCAAAGGAAAGTTTTAGGGTATCGGCCGGCCAATACGTCGCAAATGTCGTATAGCGTCCGTAATTTACCGTTAATTACTACCGTATGGTTATTGCTTAGCCGAATTTCGTACCCGATAATAAGGGGGTTATTTTGGTAGCTTTCCCACTCCGCACGGCGGTAGGCGGCGTTCATTTCGGTAACGGCAAGGCGGCGGGCATTTTTGTAAGCTGACCTATATACGCCTTGGCCGGGGTGGTACTGTTTCGCCGCTTGGCTTAATTCAAGTTCCCCGGTTTCCTTGTTGCGAACCCGTCTATAAAGCGCGTCGGGATTGTTCAAGTACCCGCGAAGGCTACGGCTTACTTCTTCCGGGCTTTTCCCTTCAAGTATGCCGTTTTGTATGATAATTTCAAGTTCTTGTTTCGCCTTCGCCGTCAAGTTCCAAACACGGGTAGATAGGTTCATACCCTCGCGGCTGGCGTTGGCGTAGGCGTGGCCCGTTGCTCCTTTGGCCCGGTGTGCCTTTACTGCCTGTTCGCAAATGTCGGTAGTTTCTTTCCGCCGCGCCGAAGCCTTCCCGAATACTTCTAACGCCTGTTCCTTTACCCGTGCTTCTCCTTTGTCCCAACTCCCTATAATACCGTTTTTGGTAATAAGAGCCGTTTTGTTGCTAAGGTCTTTTAGGTACCGGTCTAACTTGCGTTCGGCGGCCGGGTTCCCTTTCCAGGTAAAAGAAGCCCCCGATTCTATCGCTTTCCTAACCTCGGTAAGTTTTAGGGCCGCGTGGTAGGTATTGCCAAACAAGGCGTAAAGTTGCTTTTCTACGCTCGCTATATATCGTATAACTTCTTCCCTTTTATCCATTACGCCCTAAGTTCTTCTATTGCAATTTGGATATACTTACTTAAAATTGCGTTTAGCTCGCTACAAGGCCCGCTAATTACGTCGTACCCCTTACTTTCAACGTATAGGGCATAATCGGCGGCGGCAACGATAACCGCTACTATGTCGTTCGGGTATTGTGCTGCCGCTTCTGTTGCCATGCGCTTACCTTCTTCTACGCCTTGGCTTCCTTTCTCGCCACCGGTAGAACTGAAACTTTCCGCTACCTTTTCGCCGTGATTGTAGATAACAAAGCCAATCGACGAACGTAATAGGTGCGTCCGGTCTTTGTAGGTATTCAATAGCTTGGCGTTCCGCGTAACCTCTAAACAAGCCATTTGCATAGCGTCTACGACGGTGGCCGTTATGATGTCTACCGCTTCGTAAACGCCTGCAAATAGCTTATCTATGTCGAATTTCGTTACTATGTTACCCATATCTTAGTTAGTAACTTAGTTAGTAACTTAGTTAGTAACTTAGTTAGATACTTGGTTAGTAGCTATACGGTGGGTTCGTAAATGGACGAATAGGAAGCCGCGCTTTCTTCGGTTTCTATCTGCTCTATCTCTGCGTCGGTGTCATTTACCCAACCTAATTGCTGTACGGCCGTCTTCCGCGAACAAATAGCCTTCTGACCGGTTGCCGAAAGAAGAAGGTTTACGTTCGCCGCT